GTCCTTGGCCTCGGGTGAGCTTCCCCACTGGTTGCCGCCCAAGTGCTGCACCAGGACGTAGCCGCTGTTCCAGACGCTCGTTGAGTTCTGGTCGGCTGAGTTCGGGTCGTTGCCGTAGCCGACGTGGATATGGTCGGTGGAGCTGTTCTTGGTGACGGTGGGCTTCTTGACCCAGTAGATCGCCGTCTGCCCCGAGCCGTCGTAGGACTCGACTTCGTAGGCGAGGTTCGTGGTGCCGTCAGCGTCGAAGAACTGGACGCGCTTGCCGTTGGTGTTGGAAGCGTCGAAGAAGTGACCGCGCTCGGTGGCGTCGGCCCATGACGACGAGTTGACGACCACGCAGATAGGGAAGTCGGCTTGGTCGGCGGCGGTGACGTTCGCGCCCGAGCTGGTCGTGTTGAGGGTGAGCGTCCGGCTGTAGCTGAACGCGCTGAGTGCGGAAGCCATCAGCCAGCCACCCGCCTTTCGACGTACCAGCCGTCCTCTCCGGTAGCGGTGTCAGGCCATGTGAGGGTGATGTGGTCGCTGCCAGCGGTGGCGGTCAGCGTCGGAGCTAGGGCGGGGAACATCGCTGCGGTGAACTTGGTCGCCACAGCCGCGCTACCCGTCACGGTGAAGTGCGTACCGTCCGTGGTGGTGCCGCTCTTGAGCGAGAAGTCGGGGTTGCGGATAGCCGAGTACACGTCCGCGATAGTCCAACCGTTGCTCGCAGCAGCAGTAGACAGTCGTGCGTTGAAGTCAGCGAACCACGTAGAGTGTCCCGATCCGGTGACTCCTGGGCAGGTGCAAAGCACGGGAACCGCGCCAGCCGCTACGCAAGCCTGAGCCGTGGCGATGATGTTGTTGGCGGCGGTGGCCGAGGTGATTCCCTCGTAGTACCCGCCGTCGTTGGCACCGCCCAGGATGATTACGTAATCGGGGTCGTGGACTAGAACGTAGGCGGCGAGGTCGCGCAGCATCCATGCCGTCGTCCAGCCGCCGATGCCACGATTCACCATCGTGTAGTCCGCGCCCGTGTAGGTGCGCGGGATGGTCGGGTACTGCCCGTCGTAGCCGTAGTCCGAGACGGTCATGGTCTGCCCCAGCGCATCGCGCATGAGCAGGTATTCCCACGACTCCTGATACGTGCATGGGCCTTGAATCATCAGGACGGTGGAATCGCCCCACGCGACTATCTTCACGTCAGCTTCCCACGGTCGAGCGCACGCCAAAGCGCGTCACCGTCGTAAGCGTCTTGCGAACGTCTCTGCCTATGTCGCCGATGACGGTCCAAGCGTCCGTTGCCGAGGACTGAGTGTCGCTCCATAGAATCCAGCCCGAGGTCGCCATGCGGGTGCCGTCGCTCTTGATCGTGGACACGCGGTACGAACTTCCTCCCGAGTGGTTCGGGTCGTTCTCAAAGCGCATGATTATCAGCGCGTCAGACACGACGTATGCGTTCGTCGTATTGAGGTCGGCGACGTTCGCGCCTGCTGCGTTTTTGTGAAAGAGGTCTATGGCGTTGGAACCCACAGCAACATCGGGATATATGCGCCGGTTGGCGAGGATGGTGCTGGTGTTCTCAGCACTCGGAGCCGTGGCCTGTGTGTATGCGTACTCGAAAGTGGTGAACCCATCACCGGCCGAGTTGCACTTGAACCACCAGTCGAAGGTGCGGGTCGCGGTCTTGTCGAGCTTGGTGAGGTAGTAGAGTGCAGCGGCCTTCGTGTTGACCGATGCCGAGTTCAGTACCACGCCCGTGTCGGCGGTCTGCGTGACCGTCCCTCCACCGCTCGTGATTGCACCGAAGTGCGCGGAGTCGAACGTCGTGCCGTCAGCGGTGAAGTCGTGGTCAAACAGGGCATAGGCGGCAGCGGTGGCACTCGCCACCGCGCTCCATGCAGCAGCCCCGGTCGCGGCATTGGCCCTGACCCAGAAGTAGCGCACCTCACCATTCGTGAGTCCGGTCACGGACACGCCCGAGGTAACACCAGCGGTCGTGGGAGCGGCACCGTACGCGGGCGCGGAGTTGGTCGCGGAGTGGTAGAGGTCGTAGCTTGTGGCACCGGACACGGCAGACCACTCCACGGTCATCTGTGTATCGCCGGGGGTTAGGGTGAGTTTGCCGACTTGCCCGACGCGAGTGCCGGTCACCTGGTCCCACGGCTCGATGCGGATGTTGACCGCAGCGGTGCCTACCCGCGCGGTCTCCTCGAGGTAGACGGGCTTGTTGCCGCCGGTGGCCACGGCCACGGCCAACGACGAGGGCCCGGCCGTCCAGTCGGTGCCGTTCGCGGACACGGACACGCCAGCGGGCGGGGTGAACACCAGCGCCGCAAGCGAGTCGATGGCCGGGTCCAGCCCGGTGGCCGAGTCGATGACGCGGAAGTGCAACGTGTAGGACATGTCGAGCGCGGCGAAGGCGTAGGCCGCGGTCTCGGCGTCGGCCGAGGACAGCAGCGTGCCGTCGCGCAGGCCGGTCGTGCCTCCGCTATACAGCCCGACGATGGTTGCCATGCTAGGAAGCGACGAGGGTGAGCACGCCGTTGGTCGCGTCCAGGTCGATGGTGAAGGTACCGGAGCTCGAGGACACGTCACCGTCGAAGATGCAGTACCCGATGAGCTCGTCGGCCGAGCTTGCCCCGCCGCGGACCTTGCGCAGGACGGCGACGCGCGCGTTGGTGATCGTGGAGTTGGACCACACGATGTCGTCGGCGCGCAGCCGGGCGGTGTTGCTCGCGGCCGCGTAGTCGATGGTCTTGTTGGCCAGCGCCGCGCCACCGGTCGTGTACCCGCCGCCGGACGCGATCTCGTTGGTGAGGTCGTTGGCGTAGTCGTGCGCGTCCTGGTCGGGCGTGTAGCTCGAGGTGTGCAGCGAGCAGTTGATGGTGTCGGCCACCCAGTCGATGTCGGCGTCGGCGAGGTGCGAGGCCGCGGCCCCGAACCACTTGAACGTACCAGCAGCCATGTGAGGCTCCTTTCGCGGCCCGTCCCGGCCGGGCTCATGATCGGGTTGACGGGTTCAGAGTGCGGCGCGCGTCACCCGGACACGGACGAGGGCCGTCCCGGTTTCCCGAGACGGCCCTCCCTTCGCTTCGCTTGCGGTCGGTCAGCGCTTCTTGGCCGGCGCCTTCTTGACCTCGACTGCCTCGCCCGCGGCGATGAGCCGGTCCGCGTACTCTACGGGCAGCGTCGCGGTGACGCCCTCGGCGATGTACTCGGTGCCGTTGTTGTGCTCGACCAGGAGCTTGATCGTCTTCATGGTCTAGGCCGTCCCGGTGGAGGTCTGGTAGAAGGTCTCGATGCTGACCAGGTCGGTGGCCGCGTTGGTCTGCGGGGCGTACCCGACGCCGTACCGGTAGTACATGGCCGAGGCCGCGACCGCGTTGGCCGCGTCGTTGTCCAGGTACACGCGCACGAACCGCTCGGACGGGGCCTTGATGTCGATGATGAACACCTGTCCGTCATCGTCGTCGGCCACGGCCTGGGAGCTTCCCAGCACGTCGTGTGGGGTACCGAACCCGACCGCCGTCGCCGTCTGCGCCTTGACCGCCACGGTCGCCCCAGTGGCCACCGCATGCACGTGCACGACGATCATCACGCCCTCGTAGCCGGACATGTCGATGATCTCGCCGGTGCGGTCGGCGGTTCCCGAAGCGTATGCCAGGGCGAGGCTCGCCTTGATGCTGTCGGAGAGTTGACCCATGTTGGTCATCCCCTATGCGTGCATCGCGAGGACGTAGAACGCCTCGGTCGCGAGCGGCTTGCCGTCCAGGCGCTGGTTGAAGGCGAACGTGTCGCCGTACTCCGTAAGCTGGAGGCGCTTGGCCACCAGCGGACCCCGCTCGGCGAGCTGGTACATCTGCGGGTTGCCGAAGCAGACCGCCTTGAGACCGGCCGTGGAGGCGGCGATGTTGGAGTTGAGGATGACCGGGAAGCCGAGCAGCGTGGCGGGCGTGCCCTGGCTGGCGTTGGTCCACCAGTACGGGGTCGTGCCGGACGTGGTGACGGCTTCCTTGAGCTGGGCGATCTTGAGCGCCGTGGTGGCGTTCATCATCCAGTAGGCACCGTCGTGGTACTGCTGGGCGAGACCGAAGACCATGGCGATCAGGTCGTCGGCACCGACCACGGTCGCGCTGCTGGGCGTGGTGTAGTCGGCGGTCTTGTTGAAGATGCCGGTGATCTTGGACGAACCATCGCCCACCAGCATGTCCTTCTCCTCGGCGGCACCGAAGGCGAGACCGGTCGCGCGGGCCATCATCGTGTCGATGGGGTACGCGCTGTCGGCGAGCAGCTCCTCGGAGACGGCCGTCTTGAGCGTGTACTTGTACGCGGACAGGATGACCTGGACCACGGTCGGGTCGGACGCGGTGTAGGCCGCGTTCTCACCGGTGACCGCGGCGGTCGCCAGAGCGGAGAGGACGGGGATGTTGTGCGTGCTGTTGGTCTGGATGACCTGCACGCCGGCGCCGCGCAGGGCGTTGCGCTGGAAGCGGTACTCCTCGACCGACGTGTGCCACTCCTGCGGCACCAGGTACGAACCGGAACCGCTGCCCTCGGCGAGCGCGTTGCGGATCTCGAACTCCTGGCCGCGGGGCATGTCCCGGAAGCTGGACCCGGTCACGTCGCTGGCGGCGACGATGGCCGTGGCGTTGCGGGCGTCCTCGACCTCAGCGGCGTGGACGGTGCGGGCCTCGGCGTCGAGGGCGGCGATGGTGCCGTCGGCGGCCCACAGCTCGCGCTCTTCGGCGGGACTCACGTTCTCGGATGCGGTGATCTCGCGCTGACGAGCACGGAGCTCGTCGATCTGCGCAAGGATCTCGGTATAGGTCCTCATGGGGCCTAGACCTCCTTGTGGTAGGTGCCCACTCCGGGCATGAATACGGACTCGATCGTGTCGGGGCCCGGCCCCTCGTCGGACGTGACGTCTACGGGACCCGGTCCCGCTGCCACGATGACTTCGGTGGATGCGTCCGGCTCCGTGGGATCCGCGGGCTCGGGCGCGATGTTGCCCAGGACGGTGTCGATGTTGTCCCGGGCCTCGGTCAGCAGCTCTTCGTCGGCTGCGGAGTTGCGCTTGCCGGCGTTGGTCGGAGCGTGCTTGAAGCGGGACAGGTCGAAGGACTCCAGCGAGGCGGCCAGCGCGAGCTCGGTCCCGACCTCGTCGGCGAACCCGGACTCGACCGCTTCGTCGGCCGACAGCCACGTCTCGGCGGTCATGAGTGCGGCGAGCTCGTCGGCGCTCTTGCCGGTCTTGGACTCGTACACGCCCACGATGGTGTCGCGTACCTTGTCGAGCACGTCGGCCATCTTGCGCATGTCCTCGGCCGTGCCCATGGCCAGCCCTGCGGGGTCGTGGATCATGAACAGGGCGTTGGCCGCCATCACGACCCGGTCGCCGGCCAGGGCGATGACGCTCGCGATGCTGGCCGCGATGCCGTCGACGTAGCTGGTCACGGTGGCGGGGTGGCGGACCAGGGCGTTGTAGATGGCCTGGCCGTCGAATACCGAGCCGCCGGGGCTGTTCACGTGCAGGTCGATGTTGGCGACCTTGAGCGCGGCGAGCTCCTGGACGAACTCCTTGGCCGCGATGCCGTCGCCGAACCAGTCCTCGCCGATCTGCTCGTATATCCAGACCTCGGCCGTGTCGCCTGCCTTGGCCTCGATCGTGTACCACTTACGCATCGGCGCCTCCTGTCATCAGTTCGGGGACGGTGACCGGGCACACCGCACCGGCGAGCTCGTAGGCTTCGGCGACCGGTGCCAGGACCATCTCGGCGAACTCGACGGTACGGTCGGTGTCACCGTCCTTGGCGCGGCGGTCACGGATCCGCTCGAGCGCGTGGGCCAGCACGGGCGCCAGGGACGCCGTGGGTGGTGCGGCCGGGGTGTTGGGCACGGACACGGTCCCGTCGTCCTCCACCACGCCTTCGTTCAGCGGCAGGATGGGCTTGTCGAGGCCCTCGAGCGGGTTCATGTCCTCGTCCTTGCGCGCCTCGTTGCGCGTCTTCCAGCCGGTGAGCACGGCTATCTGGTTCGCCTGGGCCCGGGCCAGCGGGTCGCCGCGCAGCAGCCCGTCCAGCTCGAACTTCACGTAGCGGTCGCGCTTGCCGGTCTGCTCGAAGATGCGGCCCACGGTCTTCTCCGTGTTCACCGCGATGGGCAGGATCGTGTGCTGCGCGAACCAGCGACCGGACTCGGCCGCGTTGGTGTACGTCGAGTTGCTGTAGTCCTGGACCAGCGGCGGCGGGACACGGAACACGCGGCATATCTGCTGGAGATTCCACAGGTTCTGTTCGGACAGTTGCGCGTCGCGCATCGTCATGGGGTTGGTGAGCCACTTCAGCCCGCGGTCGAATATGGGGACCTTGCCCGCGTTGGCCACGCCCTTGTGCTTGTCCTCGAACTGGGACCGCAGCTTGTCGATGTCGGTCTGCTGCAGCGAGTTGTCGGTCTGTAGGTAGCCGGGGAAGTGCGAGCCGTTGGACAACAGGCGCGAGAAGAAGCGCTCACTGGCGATCGACAGGCCGATGCTGTCGGCGGCCAGCTGCACGAGACTGGTCCCATACCATCCCTCGCGCATGAGCGGGCCCTTGAAGTGCAGGATGTCGCGGCCCGTGTACTCGCCCGCGGGGGTGACCTGGTCGCCGCTGTATTCGTAGACCGCCACGCCCTTGGTGGATAGCCGCATGGGAAGCGCGCCCTGGGCCGAGACCATGGGCCACAGCGCGATCGGGGTGCCGCCGCGCCACTCGACGCGGACGTAGGCGTTGCCCCAGATGTCCTCGGTGAGCTGCTCCCAGCGCCAGAACTCGGACGCCGACTGGAGCGGGTTCGCGTAGCCGCCGGCCAACAGCTCGACCGGATCATCGGCGATGTGCTTCCGCCCGTCAGGGACGTTCCGGTAGACGTGGACGGGCAAGGCTGCGAACGTCTCGGCGCGCACGATCAGGCACGCGAGGACAGCGGTGGATGCGAGCGCGCTGCGGCCCGTCACACTCACGCTGCGACCAGGGAGCATGTCGCCCATCATGAGCGACGTCGCCTCGCCCTCGGACAGGTCGCGCGGCGCGAACAGGCCCCGGAGTGGGTTTTTCATCCGCAGTACTCCCGCGGTCGAGTGTTGTGCAACGTCGCCAGAGTGGGACGCGCGTCACCCGCTAGAGCATCCAGACGCCGCCCGTTGCAGCGAATGACGGCGCCACCGATGCCTCGGCCTCGGCCATCTGTACGGCCATGGCGCACGCGATCGCCGCGTCGATGTGCTCGTCGGGGCTGGGCTTGGTCATCCTCCAGCCGTAGGGCGGGCGCTCGTACACGACCGCGTTCAGGACGTGCTCGCGCAGTACCGGGTCGCCGCCGTGTCGTACCTTGCCCTGGGCCACGAGCTCGTACAGGGTCTGGCACGCGGGACAGAGCCGGACGTTGTTCTGTGGGAACTCCTCGATGGGGTAGCCCTCCTCGTCGAGCTGCGTCATGGTGCGGCGCATCTGGGCCGGGTCGAAGCCCATACGCGTGACCCCGTACTCCTGGCCCATGTGCCTGATCTCGTCCTCGATCGCGAGGAAGTCGGTGTAGTCGCGGTCCTCGGGCTTGGCCCAGACCTCGGCCCAGAGGTTGTGCATGCCCTCGGCGTCGACCTGGTCGATGACCACCGCGGTCCGGTCACGCTTGCTGGCCGCGTCCACAGCCAGTACCGAGGGCAGGTCCGGGTCGAACTTGGGCTTGGCCTTGCACGCGTCCCACATCTCGGGGGTGAACGCGCGACCGGACGCGCCATAGGACGGCTTGCGGTTCAGGTGGTAGCGCTCGAACACGGCCAGGGGCATGGCCGCGAACTGGTCCTTGAGCATGGCGTCGGTGATCCACGGGGCCGGGTTCGCTGCCCGCCACACGGCCGGGTCGGTCGGGTCGGCGCCGGACGGGGCGCCCTGCCAGAAGATGTAGCCGGCCGGGTCGCTCTTCCACTGCGCGATCATGGCGTCGAGCGCGGCGCCCTTGCCGGCGGCGGCCGCGGTCGTGATCGCGATGAAGAGCGGTTCCTCGCGGCCGACCATGCCCGTGACCATCGCGTCGACCATGTCGAGGTTGGGCATGACGTGGACCTCGTCACCGGTCGCGAACGAGGGGTGCATGCCCTGGGACGTGTCCGCGTCGAAGGGCAGGCACATGAACGTGCAACCGGTCTCGGGGATCTCGATGATGTTGCGGTACACCTTCGACGCCGCGGACAGCATCGGGTCGGCGCCGATCATGCGCTTGGCCGTGTCGAACATCAGTGCCGCTTGCTTGCGCGTGGTCGCGAACGCGTACTGCTCGCCACCGAACACCGGCTCGGCGAAGAGGTGGTACAGGTGCAGCATGGCCGCGGTCTCGGTCTTGCCATGCCACCGCGGCAGGCCCACGAGCGCGCGCTTGGTCTTGCGATGACCCTGGCGATCGACGCGTCCGTAGATGGGTTCGATGATCTTTGCGCGCTGGAACGGCTCCAGGACGAAGGGCTTGCCCGCCCATCGGTCCTTCATGTGACGGACGTGGGTCTCGGAGAATCGGACGACGCGATCGGCGCGACGTGTCATCGCTCGAGCTGCTTGCCGATGCTCGCGAGCAGGGACATGCCCGCGGCCTCGGTCACAGCCAGGCGAACGCGCGCGGCTGGGTTCAGCCCGAGCATCTCGGAGTACCGCAGGATCGTGGCCGCGCTGTCCTTCTGGATCGCGAACGCCGGATGCTTGACCGGGCCGCGTTCGGTGTCGAGCAGCACGCCCTCGTCGCGCAAGATGCACGAAGCCCGGGTATGCGACCAGACCGCCTCGACCAGGGCACGGACCATGATCAGGTCCACGGTCCTGTACGCGATCGCGGATCCCGACGGGCGCCCGCACAGGTCCCCGATCACGTCATCCCAGATGGGCACGATCTCGGCGGGAAGGTCGGGCGGGCAGGTTGCCGGCGAGAGGATGTCGGCGTTGGGGACGGCGAGCTCGAGGGAACGGCGCTTCTTTCCGGTCCCGCGTGCGTCGGAACCGCCCTGCTTCGGCTGGCCCCTCACGACTCAGTACCGGGGAAGAGCTCGGCCAGGCTGTCGGAGAGTCGTTCGGCGATCGTCTGGTACCGCCACGCGAGCTCGGGTTGTGACTGGCGGCCGAGACGCAGCCCGACCGCGACCCCCCCGCGAAGGTACTCGATGTAGGCGACCCCTTCGTCGGCTGGAGATGGTCGGTGAGACAGCGCCGAGATGTACGTGACCGGTGCTGCCTTCGATCGTGATGCCTGGCGGCAGCGGTCCGAGCAGAATCGGCGCGGTCGTCCTA